GGTCAAGTCACATGACAGAAAAGATAAACTATTATTGCCTAGAATATGGAAATAGTGATGCTTCAATTCGATTTGGAACTCTTGAAACTCAACTAAATGATATTGCTGGTGAGGTCATCTCTGATGTAAAATTACAAGCATCATATGAGGGTCACTATATTTCTTTATGTAAGGATGGACCAAGAGAAGGTTGGACTGTTGCCAGATGTCCTGGAGCATTTTCAATCACTTCTGGTGAGTTTTTTGATGGACCAGGATCAGAAAATGCATTCATTGTTGTTACAAAACAGGGTGATATTGTATTAAATGCTGAAAATGGTGATGTTAGAATCATTGGAAGAAATGTCGAAATCATTGGTGGTCAAGCAGCAGGTAGTAATGACGTAGGAAATGTCAATATTACTGCAAATGAACAGATTAATTTAAACGCCAAAGTCATTAATCTCGATGCAGAAAATGCCTGGAAGTTTCTTTCATCTGGTATTGGTAGAATTAGTTGTAAAACTACAATGGAAATGTATGCTGGATTTACTAAATGTGTAACATCAGCATCTGCGACAAATCCATCTAAACTTGGTGGAAAAAGTACTACGAAAGTTGTTAAGGAAACGGAGGGACTTACATAAATGTCAATGGAATTTGATGATATTGCAATTGGAAAGAGACTCTTTGTAGGTGAGGGAACACCATTTTCACTGGGTATTGGTCCAGCTGAAATTAGAGGGTCTGCATACATTGAGGGTCCTTTAGTGTTGGGCAGTGCTCCTTTATTTCCATTTGTAAGTGCAGCAACTATGATTGGTCCTGTTACCAATTCAGAGTCTCCAGCGCCAATTATTCCCGGCACGATTGCTTTATTCAATCGGTCTCCATATTCACTATCTGTTGTTGGAGATGCTGCGGTTTTTGATAACCTGACAGTTAATGGGCAAATTGAGGTAGGAACTAATGTAATTGCACAGGGTGAGGTTATTGCAAGAGTTCTTGGTGGACAGCATATTCTTTCACTTAAAAAGAACTTTGATATTCCACACCCATCAAAAGCAGATTGGAGACTAAGACATACATGTCCAGAAGGTCCATCGAATGATGTATATATACGTGGTAGAGTTACTGGTGAGAATCACATCAATCTACCTTCTTATTGGAAAAATTTTGTTGATACAACTTCAATCACAGTAAACTTAACTCCAGTCGGAGCACATCAAGATGTGATTATCAAGAGAATCGACGAGAAAAAGATTCATCTGCAATCAAAAGGAAACATGCCTATTGATTGTTATTATCACATCTTTGCTGAAAGAAAAGATGGAGAGAAACTTATATCAGAGTATCCAGGAAAAACTCCAGAGGATTATCCTGGAAATAATGACGAATACTCTGTTGTAGGGTATAATTATGATAAAAGGAGATAAATTTAATTATGGCAGAAGAAAATCCACAGTTATTCATTAACCGGAGAGTAGGCAAAAAAGATTGTTCGGAACCAACTATTGTTGGTAGACCAGGTGTATTTTATGATTATGTACCAAAGCATCACAATGAAGATGTCAACTTTGACGAGGATCTGAGAAAAATTCTACCTCTCGAAGAGTGTGTACCCTGGTATTATTTTAATATGAGGGTAGGTAACGTCTGGTTTGAAGAATCTATTATTGGTGAAGGAAATATCTTCACTACCGGTGAAATTTCATGTGTTGGAACGGGTGGTCCCCATACTTTATCTGGTAAAAAGAATCTACCATTTGATATGCCCCACCCAAACAAAAAGGGGTGGAGACTTCGCCATGTTTGTATTGAAGGTCCAGAGATTGCAGTCTATTGTAGAGGAGAAGTTCCTGCAAACGGAGTTATTGATCTTCCAAGTTATTGGGGTGGTCTTGTTAATACAGAAGATATGACAATCAACCTTACTCCAAGAGGACATTGGCAAGAACTTTTTGTTCAAGAAGTCCGATGGGGTAGGCAAGTTGTTGTAAAGAACAATGCAGGTGGATCAATCAAAGCAGATTATCACATCATTGCTCGTAGATTGGATGATGATCTAATCGTTGAGTATGAAGGAGAAAACTATACAGATTATCCTGGAGGTAATGAAGGTTATTCCTTCAACTATGAGCACAATTATGTGGAAAATCTTATCAAAGAAACTGTAAAGAATGAAATGAGGAGTAATTGAGATGGCAGAAAATCCATTTGTTAATGCAATTCCAAACGGAGAAGAGGGTAAGCAACGTGATGGGAAAGAACCACCAGATGCTTTTGTACCCGGATTTTCAGATTGTGGTATTTTTACTGGAAGAGGTAACTATAATATTGTATCTTGTGGTCCTTTTTCTGGAAACATAAATTGTAGTGGATCTCTTACTGCTGGTGAAGCAGTAGTGGCTGGTGGTGCGGTAAGATCCAATCAGCTGGTCAGTGCTCCAATCGTTAAAGATGATTTTGGAAATATTCTTGCTAAAAAGAAGGATTTGCCTTTTGATATGATTCATCCCACTAAACCAGGATGGAGATTACGTCATGTTTGTCTTGAAGGTCCAGAGATTGGTGTCTATTTGCACGGAAAAAATAAAGGAAATGTTATTAATCTTCCAGATTACTGGAAAGGATTAGTGAAGAAAGAGACTATCAGTGTAGTTTTAACACCAATTGGTAATCCTTATGTTCTCTATATACAAAAGATAGAAGATAATAAAGTTTATATTGGATCAAACGTAGATACTATTTTTAAAGATAAGATAAACGAAATCGAATATAACTATGTCATTCATGCTTCAAGATATGATGATGACTTGATAGTAGAGTATGAAGGTAAATCACACCTAGATTATCCTGGTGATAATGAAGGTTTCAGTTTCAATTATGAGCATAATTATGTGGAAAATCTTATCAAAGAAACTGTGAGAGAATCTGTGAAAGAAAACATGGAATCAAAATAAATAAAGTTAAGTGCAGACTATCTCTGGTTAAAACATGGCCGAACCAACAATTACTATTACTCCAAGTTTCGGTCGTGTTTTATCGTTTGATGAAAGAGTCACAGATCAAGTAATAAATGTCAAAAGCACGCTTATTGAAAATACTCAATCAGTAATAGTTTCCTTTGCGGGATTTACTTTTATTGAGAAAATGAATGACAATATTGCTGTAGTTGGTATTGCATCAACATTCTTTGACAATTTAGTAGACGCAGAAACATATACAATCTCAGCATCAGTAACAAACATTTTTAGTGAGACTGCTGAAGGTCCATTTGATTCTTATGACTTTACAGTTCTTCCTTCTAATGAAGGTAGTGGTGGTGATCCTGTTGGTGGTGGTAGTTCACTGTTTATTCGAGATGACAATATTCCTATCGGGATTGTTACAACCCTGAACTTTACAGGTGATGGAATTTCAGCATCTGTCACTGATAAAATTGGAACGATCACCGTTGATGAGATAACATCAATAACCAATATTACGAATAATATTATTGGTGGCGGCAGTACACTGTTTATTGAACACCAAGATGAACCTCTTGGAATTGTGACAACTATGAACTTCACGGGCACAGGACTCACAGTAGTTGTTGCCAATGAAATTGCAGAGATTATTGTTGATGAATATGATGAACACTTCGATGGTGGATTCTTCACTGATCCTCCAAGTGCTGATGACAATGATCCTGACAGTGCTGGTTTTGGTTCTGGCAATACAATATTGGTACAATATGAAGATGCACCAGTTGGTTTTGTCTCAACCATTAACTTCATTGGTGAAGGTGTCTCAGCTAATGTTTCCAACTTTATCGGTGATATCACTATTGAGGGAGACTTTGATGGTGGGTCCTATTAAGGAACTGGCACACTGACTCCCCATTCCACCCATTTGTGGGTTATAATAATCAGGTAGCAAAAACAAAATGTCCAACAAAGACAAAAAATTCCTCCACATTCAATCCGAAGATGAAGAGTACTTGACCAGATGTGTTGTAGATACATCATCTCGTCGGTTTTATTTGTACTCTAATGAGGGAACAGAACAAATCGTAGATTGTGAATCAGTGGATCATTTTATGGAACTGCTGACGATCTGTAGAGATTACCTTACAGATGAACTAGTCTATGCAAACCCTATCGTTTCTGAAAAATGAAAACATCAGTCCTACTACTACTGGCTATTCTTCTACTTCCAGGCAATGCTATTGCTAAAGGACGTTCTGGTTATTCCAGAGACGTGAAATGTTACAAAGATGTATATCGAGAAGAATATATCCCAGGCACGAGAGAAAGTCCTGGTTATGTTCGCAGGTTTACAAAGAAAAAAGAAATTCCCTGCCAAAGACCAAATAAAAAGTATAATCAACCAACATATCATCCCAGAACAAACTCATCCAATGTAGATGATAACTCATGCATTGAAGGTAGTATTCTCGGAGGTATTGCTGGTGGTGGTGCTGGTGCTGCACTTTCCCGTGGAGATGGTCGTATCTGGGCAATTCCTCTAGGTATTGTTGGTGGTGCATTGGTCGGTTGTCAGGTTGATGGAGGTTGACATAAAGGCAGATACTTAGTATAGTATCTGTATGCCGGTGTGGTGTAATGGTAGCCACGTATGTCTTAGGAACATATTCCGTACGGAGTGAAGGTTCGAGTCCTTTCACCGGCACCTTACGGGTTCAAACTTATTGTGGTAAAAACAAATCTAAATAACTAAAAATGGAAAGGAGCGATGAAGTTCAGACTAGAACAATTCTATTGCCTCTACCAATCCGAAGGGATTCAATTTCCAGTTTTAATGTATGCAATCAATGGGTATCCTTATACAATCGATACCCTACCTCCAGAGGATGAACTTGAACCCGATATAATTCAAGAGATCGCGGAACATAAGAAAATATGGACGGATGAAGACATATACCACTCATCAGTTTACTTAATGCTAGAGGACTGTCACCCCTGCTTTAACGAATTAGATTTAGAGAATCCAGAACTGTTGCCAAAAGATTAGAGCTGTATTATAAATAATAATAAGCACTTGATATATACAATGGGCACATCTAATAGTCATAAAGAGGCAATGGAGGAGTGGGGAAGAAATGAAAGACAAAAAAATATTAAAAAGTATTTAACTTCCCCAAAGCATTGTAAAGAGTGTGGTAGTCCGATTCCTTACGAAAAAAGAAATACAAATGTTTTTTGTAGTTCAAGTTGCTCTGTATCTTATAGCAATAAAAGAAGAGCAGCAGCAAAACCGAATTGTATAGTCTGTGGAGTAGAATGCAAATCAAAAAAATCTACATATTGTAGCACAAAGTGTCAGCACGCACATAAAAATGAAGTTAATTTATCTTTATGGAAAGAGACTGGAATATATCCGGGAAAATCCTTAGTTAAAAGATATCTATCAGAAAAGAAGAGTGGATGTTGGAACTGCGGTATAGTTGATTGGATGAATAAACCAATAGTTCTGGAACTAGAACACATTGATGGTAATGCATATAATAATCAAGAAGACAATCTTTCTCTCCTATGTCCAAATTGCCATTCTCAAACCCCCACATATAAAGCAAAAAATAAGGGGAATGGTAGGGTAGCAAGAAGAGAGAAGGCAAAACAAGATTATTACAGGTCTATTGACAAATAATTTGTTTATGTTATAATAAATAAATCTACCGCCCCCATAGTTGTAGTAGTTAAAACAGCCGCCTTGTAAGCGGCAGTCGCGGGTGCAAATCCTCGCTGGGGGCTTTAAAAAAATAAATAGTCAGAAAGTATTATGAAAACTTTCAATCATTTTAAAGAAGACATCGATAAAAGAAGAGAGCAGATTGCTGCTGTTGGTGATAAGAAAAGGGCGATGGAAGTTCAAGACCGAGATAACGTAACCCAGCAGGCAAAACTCAAACAAATGTCTAGCAAGTTGAAAGATCAAGTTAAAGGGGAGATCTATAAGGAGTTGGGTATTAAATGAAAATTAATCTTTGGTACTCTAAAAATATGGGTCAGTGGAGATGGACTCTCTGTGAACAATTTGATAATGGAAAAACAAAACTAGAACAACATTCTGGGCAGAGAGAAGAACTTCGTCCAGCAATGGAAGATATCGCAAATACGGTAGAATATCTTATGAGTAAATGCTAACATTTATAGGTAGTTTTACTTATTTTTTTATAGATAGTGTATAATCTACAAGTAGAACAATGAGATGTTCTAACACAACTCTGTTCATAGCTTTTATCATGTTTATTGTATTCATTATACATTCGCTATCCACTGATCTAGAATGAAAAATTTTATTCTATTCCTTGTTACTCTAACTGCTATTTCTACGGTTGAAGTTTATACCGAGATTATTTTATCCACGATTCATTAAGAACATAAATAATCCAACGGAATGTAGTGTTAAAGTATCATGGGTCTTAGTAGACTGGATAATTTTCTTAAGAATAATCGTGGTGTCATTCTTTATGTTAATCCTAGCGATAGAGATGCAACAGATAGCATAGAGAACCAAGGTAATTCACTTGCAAAACCTTTTAGAACGATTCAGAGAGCATTGCTTGAAGCAGCAAGATTCTCTTATCAATCTGGTGAAGAAAATGATAGGTTTAGTAAGACCACCATTTTCTTGTATCCAGGAGACCATTACGTAGATAATCGTCCTGGATACATTCCTACGGGAGCAAATCAATACTTTGAAAGATCTGGTTTGCAGAAAAATGAGTCATTAGAGTTAGATAATAAGAGTAAACTTAGTTTAAATTCAAAAGATAATATTCTTTATAAATTCAATAGCATACATGGTGGAGTTATTGTTCCAAGGGGAACATCCATTGTTGGTTATGATTTAAGAAAGACAAGAATTAGACCATTATATGTTCCAAAATCAAATAATTCTAATATTAAAAGAACTGCAATCTTCCGTCTGACCGGAACAACCTATCTCTGGCAGTTTTCTATATTTGATGGCGATCCAAATGGACTTGTGTATGGTGATTATGCGTCAAATGAGTTCGTTCCAAACTATTCCCACCACAAATTAACATGCTTTGAGTATGCTGATGGTGTAAATGCTGTTGATATTAAAGATACCTTCTTAACATATTCTAGTGAAAGAACTGATCTTGATATGTATTATGAGAAGGTTGGTGTTGCATATGGTATAGCAAGTGGTCGTCCCATTTCTCCAGATTTCCCATCATCTCAGGTAGACATTCAAGCAAAGGTTGACGAATTTAGAATCGTTGGATCTCTTGGTGAAGAAGTTGGAATTACAAGTATTAAGGCAGGTGATGGTGTTATCACCAGCAATGAAATTACTGCAACTCTTGCTAGAAGTGTTTCTAGTCTTGATGTTGATACTCCAATTCGCATTGAAGGAGTTGGTTCAACTGGATATGATGGTCAATTTGTTGTTAGAGATGTAGTTAGTTCAACTGAAATTAAATATCGTGTTCAGAGTGCTCCAATCAATCCACTTCCATCAGTTTCTGGTGCAACTTTAAACATTAGCGTTGATACTGTTACTTCTGCGTCACCATATATCTTTAATATCTCATTGAGATCTGTCTTTGGTATGTGTGGACTTGATGCTGATGGAGGAAGAGCAAGTGGATTTAAATCCATGGTTGTAGCTCAATTCACTGGAATTGGTCTTCAAAAAGATGATGATGCTTTTGTAAAGTATAACTCTATAACTGGACAATACGAAGATAGAAATGTTCCTGGAAATGAAAATCTCCACACAGATTCCAGAGCAGTTTACAAACCAGAATTTGAAAACTTCCACATCAGATGTAGTAATAATGCAATCCTTCAACTAGTTTCTGTCTTTGCGATTGGATATGCCGAGCACTTCGTTGCAGAATCTGGTGGAGACCAATCAGTTACAAACTCAAACTCTAACTTTGGTGCAAAAGCACTGATTTCAAGAGGTTATAGGAACACAGCATTCCCACAAGATGACCTCGGAAATATTACTCACATCATTCCGCCAAAGTTTATTGAACCTAATAATCCAATCAATATTGAGTTTACATCGATTGACGTATCTAGAACTGTTGGTGTAGGTTTATCTGGACACTTATATCTGTTCAACGAAACAAATCCAGACGTTGCACCAGAAAATATCATTCAGGGATTTTCTATTGGTTCAAATGCTAGCGATAGACTCAAAGCACTTCTAACAGTTTCAGGAATTACAAGTGAGTTTTCGGCACGTATTACAATGCCGGTCCCTTCACACTCAACGTCTGATATAACTGCAAATAAAGTATCCGTAGTTGGTCAAAGTCCTACGGGAATCAATAGCATTACTAATAATATAATTACACTCACAGAAGATCATAATTTCTTCGATGGAGAATCTGTAAGAGTTTATTCTAACACTGGTCAGATTCCAGATGGATTGAAAAACAATAAAATTTACCATGTAATTGCTAGTGGATCTGGAATTACAAGTACATCGCAGATTAAACTTGCAGCAAACCTTAATGATGCATTTGCGGGTGCTTCAGTTACATATAACAATTCTGGAGGAACTATCGAAATTGTTAGTAGAGTTGTTGATAAGAGACCTGGAGAACTTGGACATCCAGTCCAGTTTGATACAACTTTCAACCAGTGGTACATAAACACATCAACTGAAGAATCAGATACTCTATATCCTAGAATTGCAAGTGCTGGTGTATCTGGCATTGGTGCAGCAACTCCAAGAACTTTCTTCACTAGGATACAAGATAATAGAAATGCAATCGATAGTGTCTACAGAATTCGTTACGTAATTCCAAAAGAGGCTGTAAATGCAAGACCTCCTATTGATGGTTTTGTTCTTCAAGATAGCAGCAACACTTCTGGATTTACTACATCAATTATTCAAAAGTATTTCCCAGATACAACAGCAACACTTTCTGATCCAACCGAGATTCGTAAGTTCAACTTTATTGCAGGTGCTGATTGGAGTTTAGGGACTGCAAATATTGAAACCGAAATTCCACATTATCTTCAAATAGGAGCATATGTTGAACTGAAGAACATTAAGAGTACTAACAACACAGTTGGTGCTGGTGCAAGTGGATTTAACGGCATCTATCCTGTCGTTGGTATTTCGAGTGCAAAACACTTCTCTGTTGGTATTACAACAGATCCAGGAACATTTACCAACAACACATCACAAAGAGACACAAATCTTCCAAGATTTATTCAAAAAGACTATAAAGAAACATTCTCAATCTATCGTTCAAAACAATTTAAAGAATATATTGAGGGACAACAGGATGGTGTGTACCACATCCTACTAATCAACAATTCAAATAGACCAAAAGCTGCTCCATTTACTGGATTGAAATTCTCTCAACCAATTATCAATTTCTATCCACAACTTGATAAGGACAATGCAAACTCAGATCCAAAATCATCTGTTTCATTTGCACTCCCAAATCCAATTGGAGAGGTTGTTATAAGTGATCCAAGAGATAGTGTAAGTAGAGAAGCACTTGATAAAGGATTGCAGGCAATTGGTGTTGGTGCTGGTATCACTGATATCGTATCTACTTCAACAACTTCACATACAATTTACTATAAGAATGAGCACAGACTGAATAGAGTTGAAAAGGTTGGTATTGTTAGTGCTGGTGCAAACTATGGTAGTGGTGGAGGAACTGAATATTTCTATAATGCAAAACTAGTTGCTATTGGAAATTCAGTTACAGGCAAACACGCAACAGCAAAGATTAAAGTTGGAACTGGTGGCACAATTGCTTCTGTCGAGATTATGGACGGAGGAAGTGCATATGGAATTGGTAATACTCTTGCAATTGTTGGTGTTACAACCTCTGCCAATCATGTCGTTGGTGTTGTAAGTGTAACATCGATTTATAGCAATGAGAATAGTCTCGTAAGTCTGGCAGGTATTCCTATAAAGGCATTTGACGGATACAATAATAACTATCGTGTTGTTGGAGTTACAACTGGCGATACTACAAGAGTTGATGTAAAATCATTTGAAGATATTCCAGCAGCAGCACTTAATCCAACTGGACTTGGACCAGCAGCAACAGCATTTGCTTCTGCTTATGTAAACGATCAAGCAATTCCAGTAAGTAGCATTGAATATGATCCATCTGTTGGAATAGCAACAGTAACAACAACAATTTCTCATGGTTATCAGGTAGGAAATGGTATTGAAATTGCTGGTGCAAATGAATCTGTTTATAATCAAAGAGTTCCAATTGGAGAAATTAAAAGCTTAAATACCTTCAGTGTTAATCTTGGAATTGGAAATTATGCTCCTCCATTGACTGGAGAGGTATATGCAGTAACTGATGCTCTTAACATCCGTGCAAATGGTGGAAATCTTACAGAAGAAAATGAGAATATTGGTGGAAGACTTACTCCACCATATGGAGATATTCGAACCACTCTATCTGTTTCAATTGGAAACATGACGGATGACAATATAAGCGTAACTAACTCTGACAATATCAACTTCCAGATAGGTGATTACTTGCTGATTGATGATGAAATTGTAAGAATTAAGCGTTCAGTTATTCCTGGCGATTCTCTCAGAGTATTCCGTGGAGTTCTTGGAACTAGAAGAAAAATGCACGTTAATGGATCTGTTGTTAAGAGAATCCGTGTTCTTCCAATTGAACTTAGAAGAAACTCATTTATTAGAGCATCTGGTCATACTTTTGAGTATGTTGGTTTTGGTCCAGGAAACTATTCGACTTCAATTCCATCAAAGCAAAATAGATCTCTGAATGTAAGAGAGAAGTTCTTGGCACAATCATCCAAAGAAAATGGTGGATTGGTTGTCTATACTGGTATGAATGATGCTGGTGAATTTTACATTGGAAACAAGAGAGTAAGTTCTGCGACTGGTAAGGAAGAGGTTGTTGATGCACCAATCCCAACAATCACTGGTCAAGATGTAGGTCAGGATGATATTAACACTGGATTTGATGTTCTGACTCCACTACAAGCAAATATTACTCGTTCAATTCGTGTTGAGGGTGGACCAAGTAATGATATTGTCTCGGAATTTGATGGTCCAGTCCTATTCAATGAAAAGATTACTTCAACATCAATGAAAGGTGTTCAGGTTTCCTCCTTGTTAATTCAAGGTGAGCAGACTATCTCTAGAAAGTATACGGTTGGTATTGCTACCCCAACAAATGCTGGAACAGTTGGAGATGTCGTCTTTAATGTAACTCCAGAAAATGGTGGTACTATTGGATGGGTCTATACCACAGGAAACGAATGGAAATCTTTTGGTAATATCTCTCATTGATTAAAATTTTATAAATAAACCATGGAGGGGAAAGTGAACCTCAGGAGAACCAATGGGAATTAACAAGAACTTTACCGTCAAGAACGGAATAGAAGTAAACACTGATTTAATCTATGCGAGTGCAGAAACTCGTAAGGTTGGTATTGGTTCAACTATTCCAGAGTATGATTTAGAGGTAAGAGGCGGAATAGGTGCTACTAATTTAACACTCACTGGGTCAGCAAGTTTCTTAGATAGTGTTAATGTTTCTGGATTTACAACTGTAAATGACCTAAACATCACTGGAAATCTTGCTGACGTTGCGAATGCAAATATAACAGGTATTGCAACAATCAATACTTTATATACTTCTGGTGGTAATGTTGTTGCCGGTTTTGCAACTGTTACCGATCAAATCATTGTAAGTGGTGGAGCATCATTCTCCGGCATTACAACAATTAACACTCTATATTCCCTAGGTGGTAATATAATTGCAGGAGTTGCTACAATAACCAAACTCGAATCCTCAGGAGGATCTATTGTTGCTGGTATTGTAACAGTTTCTAGTGAACTGGATGTTAATGGCGATGCATCAGTTTCTGGTGATGTATCAGTTTCTGGTGTTGCAACTGTAAATACTTTATATACTTCTGGTGGTAATATCGTTGCAGGTATTGCAACAGTAACCACATTATATTCCTCGGGAGGTAATATTGTTGCTGGCGTTTCAACGCTTGGTATTGCAACAGTAACTAGTTTAAACTCCTCAGGAGATGTATCAATCCTTGGTGATACATCGGTAGTAGGTAGTGCATCTTTAAGTAGTTTAGATGCCTCTGGTAATGTAACAATATCTGGTATTACAACACTAACTGATTTAAACTCTTCTGGGGATGTAACAGTCTCTGGAGATGCTTTAGTATCTGGTATTGGAACTATTAATACTTTATATTCTTCGGGAGGTAATATTGTTGCTGGCGTTTCAACACTTGGTATTGCAACAGTAACTAGTTTAAACTCCTCAGGAGATGTATCGATCCTTGGTGATACCACTATAGCACGTCTAAGTTCTTCTGGTGACGCAGTATTTACAGGAATCTTAACAGCACATACGTTAAACTCTGTTGGAGATGCATCATTTACTGGTATTACTAGTATCAATACATTAAATTCCTCAGGTAATGCAACATTTACAGGAATCTTAACAGCACATACGTTAAACTCTGTTGGTGATGCACTATTCAGTGGTGTTACAACTACAACTAGTTTAACATCTGTGAATTCAGTATTCAGTGGTATTACAACTACAAATCATCTAGAATCTGTTGATTCAAATCTAACGGGTATAACTACCATTAGTAACTTAGCATCTGGTATATCTACCGAATTTGTTGCTGCTGCTGGAATTCAATCTGGTGGAGTTACTATTGGAACTGCAACAACTTTAAACTTTGTGGGGTCTGGTGTTACTTCGGTCACTATTGCTGATAATGTAGCAGAGGTCTTTATTGGAATCTCAACCGTCATCTATGAAAAGCAAGTCAATATTGTAAGTGTTGCAACTTCAGAATTCAATTTTGATTACAATCCCGGTGCAACTGAAGTATATTATAATGGTTCAAAATTAGTTGGTGGAACTGACTATGCCGCAACTGATGGAAGTGTTATTCAATTAACTTTTGATGCAGTGTCTGGAGACACTGTTGAAATTATAACATTTACAAATACTATAGCATCTCTCGACAGATCATTCTGGTCCAGTTATGCTTCCGGTATTTCTACAACATCAAATGTTAAGGTTGGTGTTAATACTTCGGCAGGAGTCGTCCTTACATCAGCAAATGGAACTAATTATCGTTTGTATGTTGAAAACGACGGGACTCTAAAAACTGAATTAGAGTCTTAAAACTCACATATATATCAGAACTATATTCACCAATAAATAACTAAAAACTTACACCATGTCAAGAGCAAGAGATCTAGCGGCGCTAGTAACACCAAATCTGTTCAATCAAGATGACACCCGATCGCAAGTTGGTTTGGGTACGACTGATATTGGTGCAAAAATTCAAGTATCTGGTGCAGTCTCTGCAACCTCATACTATGGTGATGGTTCCAATTTGACGGGAATTGTACTCCCTAGTGATAGTGACCAGACATTTGATAGTCTAAACATAACTGGAATCGCAACTATCAATCAACTTTCTGTTGGAAGTACGGTTGATAATCTAACTCTAAATCACACCACTCTGACTGGAATCACGACGATAGGTGGTACTCTTAGTGTTGGTAATAGTGAAGGAAATCACGGTCAATATGTAATTTCTACAGGCATTGGAGTAACATGGATTGATCCTATTCAAATTAGGACGGATCAGGAGTTTACTGCTACTCCAGGACAAACTTTATTTACTTTCGATCACGATCCAGCAGGTCTTGATGTATTCAAAAACGGTCTAAAATTAGCAGACTCTGCATATAATTCTGATGGTGGAACTGTAGTTACTCTCACATCTGGTGCATCTGGCGGAGATATAATTCATTTGGTCGGATATGGTGTTTCTGCAAACTCGGGAACATTTGGAAGTTTAACCGTCAAAAATGGTGGCACAGTTAAAGGAAATCTTGGTGGAATCAAGGTTGTTGATTTTGTTGGAGAAGATATAGTTGTAACTGGAGCTGGTGTAAGTGCAAAGGTTACTATTCCACCAAGACAAGGATTTATAGACACATCAGATACAAGATTGTCGATTAAATATAGCAACGTTGGTGGTGGGACAACCAATTTCCCATTTACTGGAATTGCAACAGGGATAAACAATAGAAATACTACGGATGTATTTGTTGATGGTGTAAAAATAAAACCAGAAAATATTGATTACTCATCATCATCATTTGTTCAAATACCAGCAGTATCAGCAGGAAGCACAGTAGAAGTTTTTACATATCCAGAAACTGCAAGAGTATCTATTGGCGATACATTAGATGCTACTGGAATTGTAAGACTACAATCTAGTATTGGTGAAGACGTATCAACAAAACCATTTGATGTCTACTATTATGGTTCTTCTGGTACTGGATCTAGAAAATTAAAGGATGGTACAGAGTATAATTCATCATTTGGTGACGTTATTATTATAACTGGGGCAGATAGCACAGATCATTATGAAATCTTTGGTATTAATGATGGTTCAAGACTTGGCATATCAACATCAACTGCAACTGCAGGTCAAACAGTATTTACAACACCATCTACTTTTACTGCAAGTAACGTTGATGTCTTTATAAATGGTATTCGTTTACGTGACGAAGACTATACTGTTTCTGGAGCATCACAAATTACACTGACTGCTGGTGCTTATGCGGATGATCATGTTCAAATCTTTGAATATACGCCATGGGCAAGAACTGGAGTCACAACGATTACAGCAGGTGCAGGACAAACTGAGTTCACAGTTGGAGCATCAAGTGCAGCAACAGATAATGACGTTTATATCTCTGGTATTAGATTAAGTAGCGCAGAGTTTAATGTTATTGGACTAGGAAATACAATTCAACTTACTTCTGGAACACTTCTCAATGAAGTCGTTACAGTTGTTGGTTTTGCAACGACTGCAAGAACTGGACTTGCAACCAACTATTCTAACAGCAGTTTTGTATCAGGACATCAAAATCTCATTCCTGTTGCAAATTCTACTGGAGTACTTGAAGTATTTGAAAATGGTGTTCTTCTAAACGATGCGGATTATACTCCAGATAGTGATGAGTATACTGCAGATAATGAATTTAGAATCTTAATTACTGCTGCTTTCAGTGTTTCGGAACATGTTGAAGTCGTACAATATAATCATCTAGGTAATCAGAGAGCAAGAACATCTACTAGCATTACTCCATTCGATGGGCAGTCAGTATTCCCATTCCTCTATACTACAGATCTTGTTGACGTATTCAGAAATGGATTTAAAGTTATAAGTCACGACTATAACAGTGAATCTCAGACTGAAATTGACTTCCTTAACTATACATTATCAAGCACAGATCACCTTGAATTGATTTCCTATACCCCAATCAGATTTACTGATTTTATAAAGGTTGAGAATGGTCTCTATAATTTAGCAACTGGTGTTGGAATTGGAACGGAATCAATAGATTATCAATTAACTGTTGGTTCTGTAGGTTCTTCGGGAACATCATTATATGTAAATGGTGATGTAACAACAACAGGTGTTGTTAATGTTGGAACTGGAACCACGATTGAAAGTGGTGCTATTCATGTAGGATCTGGGGTAAGTGTTACTGACTCTGGTTTCTTTGTCGGAAGCAATACTTTTAACAGTTCAGGACTTAACCTAGCAACTGGAGTCGTTACTGCTTCCAGTTTTGATGGAACAATATCTACAGCAACTAACGCGAATGTAGCAACAGTTGCTCTTGGATTCACTGGAGATGGTTCTATTAATACTTCAGGAGCTATTACGGCATCTAGTTTTACTGGTAATCTAACTGGTAACGTAACAGGAACAGCAACTACAGCAACAACTGCAACGACATTAGCATCTAATTCGAGTGTAAACACCTCTGGTATCATCACTGCTGCTTCAGTAACTGCTACAACCTTTACCGGAAACTTAACCGGTAATGTAACAGGAACGGCAACTACAGCAACAACTGCAACTAGTTTACCTGGTGATATTAATATCAACACTACAGGTATTATTGGAGCATCTGCTATTTCTGCAACTAGTGGTTTTGTTGGTAACTTAACCGGTACTGCATCCAATGCAAGTGAAGCAACAGTTGCTCTAGGATTTACTGGAGATGGTTCTATTAATACTTCAGGTGTTATTACAGCAACTAGTTTTACGGGAGACTTAACTGGCAATGTTACTGGAAATGTAACAGGAACAGCAGATGCAGCAACAACTGCAACGACATTAGCATCTAATTCTAGTGTAAACACCTCTGGTATCATTACTGCTACTTCTTTCACCGGAGACTTAACTGGTAATGTTACTGGAAATTTAACAGGAAGAGCAGATGTAGCAACAGTTGCTCTTGGATTCACTGGAGATGGTTCTATTAATACTTCGGGTGTTATTACAGCAACTAGTTTTACGGGAGACTTAACAGGAACAGCATCAACAGCAACACTTGCGATTGGATTTGCTACTGATTCCTCCATCAATACTTCAGGTATTATTACTGCTGCTTCATTTACTGGAGATCTAACAGGAAATGTTACTGGAACAGCATCAACAGCAACACTTGCTCTTGGATTCACTGGAGATGGTTCTATTAACACTTCTGGTATTATTACAGCATTTTCTATAACTGCTGGTTCATTTATTGGAACTGCAACCGAAGCAACAGTTGCTCTAGGATTCACCGGAGATGGTTCTATTAACACTTCTGGTATTATTACTGCTGCTTCATTTACTGGAGACTTAACTGGTAATGTAACAGGAAATGTAACTGGAACAGCATCAACAGCAACACTTGCTCTTGGATTTACAGGAGATGGTTCAATTAATACTTCAGGTATTATTACTGCTGCTTCATTTACTGGAGATCTAACAGGAAACGTAACTGGAACAGCATCAACAGCAACACTTGCGATTGGATTTGCTACTGATTCCTCTATCAATACAGTTGGAATTATTACTGCTGAGTCGTTTGTATCCAATGGTGATGTTACACTCGTTGGTGATAACAATATTCTTGGTATTGGAACTGGTTATAGCGTAGGTATTGGCAGCACTCAACCACAACAAGAACTTGATGTTATAGGAACGATTCGTGCAACTTCATTTGTTCATTCTGATGGAAGATTGTTTGCTTCGGATGTTGCACAGGTTGCTATAGCACTTACAGAAGATGCTAGTGTAAACACTACTGGAATTATTACTGCTGCTTCATTTACTGGTTCTGGTGTCGGACTTACAGATCTTCAAGCAAGTCAACTTACTGGAGCATTACCTTCACTTGATGGTTCTGCACTAACAGGTGTTGTTGGTTCTGGTAGTGGAGTCATTATTCAGGATGATGCTACTAATGTTGGAACTGCTGGAACAATTAACTTCGGAGATAATATTGCTGCTTCATTCTCCAATGGAACTGCTACCGTATCTGTTACAAACTTTGTTACTAGTGTTAACTTCCTAGACAATATAGAAGCAAACTTTGGCAATTCTTCAGATGGACGTATTACATACACAAATTCTGATGATACATTCTCTGTAAAAGTCCCTGGTGGGACTGGTGATCTTGTTCTTGGTGCTGGTCCAGAAGTTAGAATTACTAACGAGGATGGTACAATTGATAGAGCAGTGTTTACTGGTGCTGGTGTAAGTGTAACTGGTGGTGGTACATTTACTGGAATTGTCACTGCATCATCTCTAGAGTTACAATCTACTGATCAATTCTTGATTGTAACGAGAATGACCACAGCACAAAGAGATGGAGTTGCATCAACAACTGCTGGTTCAATTGTATTCAATACAACAACCAATAAGCATCAGGGTTACGATGGTTCTTCTTGGAATGACCTCTATTAATTGTATCAATAAAAAAACAATAAATAAATACACGTAAAAAAATTATTTTAAGAATGTCAAACTATAACGTAGAGTTATCGCAACTTGCAAGATATGTAACTATTGATGATACAAACCAACACATTAGTTTTGGTTCAACGGTATCCAGTTTGAACGTGAAAAATTCGGCACTGACCGTTGATGGTGATCCTGCTGCTAGTGTTATTAGTGAATCAACAACTTATTATGTTACTGTGAATAATCTCACTGAAAGAGATGGTACTTTATCAAAACCATGGAATTCACCAACTGAGGCAGCAGAATACTTATCACAAAGACGTATTAAGAGTGGTGTAACAGTTACAGTTTCAATTAATAGCGGAACTTACCTATTCACTTCTCCAATTAGATTGGATCACCCACAAGGTTCACAAATTAAATATGTTGGTACAGCACCAACAACAACAAAACCAAGAGGTGCTACACTGAATGGTGGTGGAACTAGAGGTTACACTGTAGGAACTGAAGCAACTAATGATGTTACTCTAAGAAATTATTACACGGTAATATGGCAGTTTAATTCCACTACGGGAATCTTAGTTGGTCCAGAGTCCACTCTTGTTCTGCAAAATATTCTTATTCGTGGAAATTATGTTGCAAATGATCCAGATTCTACAGATGCAATCAGAGTTCAGAATGGAAGAGAAGGTGGTTTAGGTGGTTCTATTGAACTAATTGATTGTGCAATTCATAACTTTGCTAATAGAGGAATTGCTCTTGTCTTTGGTGGTTATGCAACATTGCGTGACGTATCTATCACTAATTGTGGAGGAGGTATTGGTAATTCTTCTGGGGTTATTCTTGGTGACTTGGGTACAGCACCCAACCAAATTTCAAATTTGACAATATCTAATAACATGGGTAATGGAATCACTCATACAAGAAATGGTACAGGTCGCTATATAGGTTCATATATTGCTAATAATGGTGCAAATGGAATTGATTTGATCGAGAATTCTTCTTGTCGTGCGTCAAACTCAACAATCACCAATAATGGCAAAAAAGGAGTTGTAGTACAACAAAGTGGTTCAGTTCAACTTGGTGCTGCCACAGTAACTGGTAATGTACAACAAGATCTATTCGCACTTTCAAATTCATATATAGATTTCCGGTCTTTCGCTGGCACAGCAACTGCAAATAAAGTATCTCCTTTCTTTAATACAACAGGGAATAACGGGTCATTTATTCAAAACTAATACATAAAATCATTTCTTTTCTCACATCTCACACTATCAGGTAAAATCAATGGTAATTATAGTTAGAAACACTGGAACAATAGAAGAAGCAGTAATGATGTACACTACACCAGAGTGGACTCATGCTATTAATATGCAACATGGTGCTGGTATTGGTTACACCGTAGCAGATACTGTTATGAATACTCATAACATTCTCGGAATATCATCAGAAACAGATCCAGTCACAGGTGTAGCATCAACTGAAATTCCTCCAATGACACATAATGAGGTTATTGCTGTTAAGATTGGAAACAGTTTTAATATCGCTGCATAAAAAATCATTATATTTTTTCACCCTATCGAGTAAAATCAATGGTAATTATAGTTAGAAATGACGAAGCAGTAATGTATTTCACTGATTCAGAGTTTTCAGATGCGACTGGAATGATGCACGGCACTGGATTTGCTGGTGTGGGTTATACTGTACCGAATAATGTGATGAATACTCATAGTATTCTTGGAATATCATCAACCTATGATGTTGTCACAGGTATAACTTCGACTGATGGTGTAGAACCAATGACGCATAGTGAGGTTGCTGCTCTTGCTATTGGATCTAGTTTTGCTATTCCAGCATAAATAAACATACACAAAAAGTTTATCAAAGAATGGGAAACTATAACGTCGAAATATCACAACTTGCAAGAAATGTATCAGTGGCTGATACATCGCAATTTATTGGTATTGGAATTACAGATCCTTCACAAAAGTTAGAAGTTTATGGTAACCTATCTTTGGTAGGTAAAATTATTGCTGGTAATAGAAATCATCTAAACTTAAACTTTGATAATCTTCTAGATTTTAATGCAGAAACAGGAATCACTGCATTTAGACCTATTAACTTCATTGATACTTCAGCAACTGTTAAAATTGCAAGAGTCACTGATAATTTAGGTAATGATTCTGCTGTTGAGTTTCAAACTTGGAACTCTGATATAACATTGAATACCTCATATTGGGACATATATGGTGGTTATTATGGAATGGCACTTCGAGATAGATTTCCGGGAAGAGTTAAAAATAGATTATTTGTTGGAACGGGAGGGAATGTATTAATAGGTTCAACTCAAGGTTCTGCTCAAGATTCCGCACTAGAAATTTCTGCTAATGGACCTAGTAATATTCTACAGGTTCAAGGTGATACTTATATTTCTGGAAAAGTACATATTGGATCTAATGAAAATACTGACATTGCTCTTCAAGCAGATGGAAATGTAAGAGTTGGTTTCTCTACAACATCAAACTATATTGCATTTCACGGCACATGGTGGGATGGAGCATCATCACCAGGAGTAGATCAATCTGCATCTAGAACAAGATACACAAATACTTTTCTTGGAGAAAGGATTTTTACATCTGGTGAATTTCCAGATCCTCTTGGAGAAAACGCAGAATTACTCATCTATAAGGGTAATGACAATGCCCACAATCAATTCGGCACAGATAGAATCCGTTATCTATCTGGATCACATGATTTCCAATTAATACCTAATACTCTTGGTTCTGGAAGTTTTGAAGAAGTTGGAAATGCAACTGGTGTCACCACTGCTCTTACGATACGCGGTAATGGTGGTAGTTCACCCGGAATTACAACAGTAACTGTTTTCGGTGATTTTGTTGTTAATGGAGATTTTGAGAGTGATGTAACTATATCTACTGGTAATTCTATAACTGGTTCTGGTATTGGTTTAACTGGAACAATTGATGCCCCAGATGGAACTTATGGTAGTAGTAGTGCTGCGCTACAAATTACTGTAGCAGATGGAAGAATTAGTAATGTCTCCACAGTCACAATGACTACGGGAGTAAGTAATATTGGAGAAGTAATCATTCATGACAATGATGTTTCAGTTGGTACTGCGGGAACAATTAACTTTGGAAGCAATCTAACTGCATCTCCTGCATCTCTTGGCATTTCAACTATATCTGTTAGTGGTTCTCTCTTTTCTTACGATCAGGCAACAAATCAACTGCAACAGTCTACAGGTACTAATGTAACATTACCTTTAGCAGGAACAGGTGATGATCAAGACGGTCTCTTATCTCATGAAGATAAAACCAAACTAGATGGTATTGCTGAAGGCGCTGAAGTTAATGTTCAAGCAAATTGGACTGCTACTTCTGGTGATTCTTTCATTCAGAATAAACCAACATTAGGTACTGCTGCCGCAACAAACTCTACCGATTATGCAACTGCTGCACAGGGAGCACTTGCAGATAATTCGACACAAATCATTTCTACAAATACCACTTTCTACGTTTCAAATACTGTGGGTGATGATAATAACGATGGATTAAGTTCAAGTTCTCAATGGGAAACAATACAAAAAGCAGCAGATTATTTGTCTGTAAGACGCATCAAGAATGGTGTTAGATGCACAGTTTTAATTGCTGCTGGAACTTATACTTCTTCAGTCCCACTTAATCTAGATCACCCACAGGGTGAATCAATTGTTTATAAAGGTGCTACACCATCAGGAACTAAACCAGTAGGAAATGCATTAAAAGGATCTAGTGGAACTGCGATTAGAGGTTATACTGCAGCATCTCAATTATATAATAATGGTTTATTACAAGCATATTACAATACTACATTGCAATTCAATTCTTGTAGTGGTATTGTAATTGGTCCAAACGCTAGTGTTTGCCTTGAAAATATTCTGCTTCGTGGGAACTTTGCGAAAGGTGAGAAACATGGTGTTCTCTTGAGAAATGATTCTGGAGCATTTAAGGGATCAGGAGGCACAGTTTCTATGAGTAACTGTGCAATTCATAATTTTGGAAATTCTGGACTTTATCTTGTATTTGGTGGATTTGCCAATCTTGCAAATGTAACAATCACTAATTGTGAGGTAGGTATTCTTAACGCATCTGGAGTTATTCTAGGAGATCAAAGTGATTCTAGTTTAGGTGCTCAGTCTCAACCACCTTTAACGATTTCTAATTGTGATGGTAACGGGTTAATTACACTTAGAAGTGCTGCAGAACGCATTAACGATTGCCTGATTGCAAATAATAAAGGAAGAGGAATTGAATCTCGTGAAAGTTCTTCTACACGCGCTGATAAATGTACTATTGACAATAATGGACTAGAGGGAGTTTCAATAGAAAACAGTGGTAGTGTTCTAATAAAAAACTCTACCGTTACAAATAACGGTTTTGATAATCCAGCAAAACCAAAAGCACCACTAAAAGCATCAATTAACTCTTCGATTGATTTCAGAGCAACACAGAGTAACACTACAACTTTTAGTGGTAATGCAACTGCAGTATCACCTCCATTCAATACAATTGGAAATAGTGGTGCTATTATTGTAGCATAAGAAATCATAGGTTAATAAGTTCTTTAACCCCTCTCGAAGGGGTTTTTTAATGTCTTGACAGATATTGAATGTCTCTGTAGAATATCTTTGTTAAGGTTGATAGAGAAATTTTATGTATCTTTGAGTACTATGAAGACATTTAAGCAAACAAGTGATAAACCTTATGATAGACATCACTATAAATTAGTTTATACTAATGATCAGTCAGTAATCTTTGACAATTACGAAGAATTAAGACTTGAATGGTATAATACACCTGAGATGTTTAGAAAACATGTTGAGGTTCTGGATATCAAAACAAAGAAAACAAAGAAAGGATTTAATGATTAAACATGGCATTATCTAAACAAACACTTGATCATCTTTTAGAAGTTGAATCACATTTACGTTCTGCAATTAAGTGTGCAGCAGTGAATGAGAATCCAACGGTTGTGAGTAGTCTTGGTAAGATTCTTCTTGAATTAGATTCACTTAAAAGGTATGAAAATATCATTGACATGCTAGAAAGTCGTAAAGATGGAAGTAGTGGATCATTTGATAATTTCTCTAATGATTAACAATGTGGATACTCATTGTAAATCTCTTTTTAAGATATACTAATTGTATTATCTACAAAAATGATAGAAGAGTCCGTCTTGATTGGACTTGGAAAAGAAATCGTTTAACTTGGGTGTTAATTGCACCGAAGAATAAGAGATTTATTAGAATTTACACAAGAAAAATCGGATTGGAAAAGTATCACGAAAGATAGTGTGCCAGTTGCCGAAGTGTACACTAAACCCCCACTGTGGGGTTTTTTGCTTTATATTATGTTCATCGACAAGGAAACGCCTTGACCATCACTCTTCGCCCACATCAAAAGCGTATTGTAGAGCGTCTGGCAAAGTATGATCGTGGGCAAGTAAATGTCACGACTGGTGGCGGCAAAACACTCACCATGATTATGGATCTCCAGCGTACACTCAAAAACAATCAGTCTGGAACCACAACTGTTGTTGTTGCTCCAAGAATCCTTTTGAGTGAGCAACTTTGCAGTGAATTTCTTGAGGTGATTGATACCACTCACACTCACATTATGCACGTTCATAGTGGAGAAACACATCACTTCAGCACTACAAAGCACGATAAGATTTCATTGTTTGTTGATTGTGCTCGTAGTGTTGGTGAGAATGTGATTATTTTCACCACATACAACTCTTTGGAGCGTATTCAGCAGGCAGATGTTGAGGTGAATACGATTTACTTTGACGAGGCACATAACTCCGTCAAGCGTAACTTTTTCCCTGCAACTGAGTTCTTTTCTGAGAAAGCAGATCGTTGCTATTTCTTCACTGCAACTCCAAAACATTCCCTGACTGTCTCGAAACCAGGCATGAATTGGGGTCATGTTTATGGTCAGGTTCTTGCAAATGTTCCTGCTCCTGAGTTGGTTGAAGGTGGGTTCATTCTTCCCCCTAAAGTTGTTGTCAAGCAACTACCTATGATTCAAGGTCGCAAGGTTGTATTTGCTGATGATTGTGACAATCTGCTGGAAACTATTGATGACAACAACATTGACAAGACTCTGATTTGTGCTCGTACAACCAAGCAGATTATCAATCTGATTACACAATCTGATTTCTGCCTTCAACTTTCAAAACGTGGTTATTCTTGGATGACGATCACATCTAAGACTGGTGCAATTATTGACGGTCAGAAGGTCAATCGTGAGCAGTTCTTTGATACTCTCAATGCATGGGGTAAAGATCCTTCCAAAAAGTTTGTGGTTTTACATCACTCTATCCTGTCTGAAGGTATTAATGTTTCAGGTTTGGAGGCGGTAATCTTCATGCGGAACATGGATTATGTAGGTATTTCCCAGTCAATCGGACGTGTTATCAGACTTGGCGGTTCTTCTAAGACCTTTGGGCTCGTCTGTGTGCCCACTTATGACAAGGTTGGTATATCCACTGCCAAAAAGGTGCAAGCGGTCGTTGACACCGTATTTCACAAGGGTCAACCTGCCATCTCGGAGATTCGACGATGAATGAAATAGTTGATTGGAAACTTGGTATTGCAATAGTACCATTAATTTCCAAGGGTAAGAGTCAGAAATATGTTCTGATTCATGGTGGAAAGCAGTGCAAAACCTTTGCCAAGTGGAGCACTGCTGAAT